ACTCAACCTATTCAACCGAAAGAGGAACCGAAGTAATGTTCACCAACCCCATGAACTACTCGCACGGCGAGACCAAAAGCCAGCGCCTAATCCGGGCTGAAGAGCAACTCGAAGACATCCGCGACCCAAGCCCCGCGCCGGGGTCGGGCTATTGGGATTCACCACTCGTCCTCCCGGACGTTTGGAGCGCGTCGGCACCTAATAAGCGCATCGGACTGACGCTAGGTCTGGCGTTCGATCACTTCGGATCGGCTCAAGCATCTGCCGCCACCTATCCCTTTTCGCGCCTCGCGTTCTACCTATTGAACCGGGGCCTCGGGCGGGAAAAGCTGGGCTCCTGGTTCAAGGTAGGCCGTGTCCAGACCGACGGGGGGAATCCCTATGAGAGGTCTCTGGTGGTCGGCGTGATCATCGACGGGGTCGAGTATCGCGAGGTCGATGGTCTCGTCTTTGAACGTGCCTTGGAAGGGGAACGGCGATGAGTGACCTACCCGTATTTACACGCAAAGCAGACGAGCATATAGCTCAGCTTGAAGCCCGTGTGGCTGGGTTAGAAGGTAAAAGAAAAGCTCTTCAGCAAACTTGCAAGGGGCTGGAACAAGAACGTCTTGAAGAAGAGACACGTGCCGAAAAAGCCGAAGCCCAAGTGGCTGAGTTGGAGCGCCGCAATGAAGAGTTGGAAGCCAAGCAGCCTATCTGTTCGCAAGCCCGTTTGGAAAAAGCCTTAGACCGCGTGGCTGAGTTGGAAGAGGCTTTGGATTTGTGTCGTAAAGGTAGTGAAATACGCACCCGTGTTGAAGAAACGTTACACGCCCGTGTAACTAAATTGGAAACCCTGCTAAACGAATACAAAGACGCTGAGTTCAGGGCTGTAAAACTGCATGGGGAAGCATTGGCCCGTGTGGCTGAGTTGCAAGCGGAGCAAAAAGAAAACGCTAGTTTTATGCATAAAGTCCATGCTCACATTCTTCATGGCGACGCTGAAGTGGCTTTGCAGTTGTTTGAAGACCGTGCTTTGAAGCTAAACGCTTATGCAGAGAACAACGATGAGTAAACCAAAAGATAGCCGTGGCTATCTCCCGGCGCTAGGAAAGACAGGCCTAGCTATGCTTCTGGTTGTCGGATACCTAGACCACCACTACCTAGACGGGGCCTCCAAGGTCTGCGTCTACCGATCTGAGGTGGGGCCCTTGTATCACACCGTCCCGGCGGACGAGACCTGTCCCGCCTGGATTGAACGGGAGGTGGACCGTGGGGATCGCTGAGTTAGAGCGCCGCCTAGAGTACTGGGAGGCCGAGGTCGAGAAGCGCCGCGAGGACCGCTTAAGGCCCGCCCTAAAGGAGGCCGAGCGTAAGCTCCGGGATTTCGAGGAGCGCCTCAGGGCCATTCGAGGATCGTCTCGCCGTAATCGGTAGTTAGACGGTTGTGGCTAAAAACCCGCTGGTCTATAATCCGCTCGCGCATGCAGGATGCTAGTGAAATGAAAGATGAAGGAGATGTGGAACACGCAACGAGACGGTCGGCACCTGAGGGAGATAGTACCGTGCCATCCGTTCTCATCAACTGAGAGGAGTATTCTTATCATGAACACCAAGACCATCAATAGGGGAAGTTCAAAATGCAATACACGATCTACCGCAATATCGACTACACCGGACGCAAGGCGCTCTTCAACCTCGTCCCTGGTTTTTGCGGGTCGCTCTTCCAACTCACGCTCTGCGGGTTTACACTCGAAGTCCATCGTGAGGAAGAAGCTCCAGGAACGCAACATGACCAAGCAAGACTTAAGGAAAGTGCAGCGGTTTCTGACCAACGTGAGGAGGGCCGAGGGGGACATGTCCGTTCAGCGTCTCCAGGTTCTCATTCAGGGGTACCTGGGGGAGGAGCTCGATCAGACCTCACTCGTGAAGGGAGCCGATCTTTCACCCTCCGCGACCTCGAAACATATCGCATCGTGGACCAAACTGACGGCGGCAAAAAAGCCGGGACCGGGGTATCTCGAATCGCGTCCTGATCCGATGAATCTCAAGACTCGGATCATCTCCCTCACCCCGCGAGGTAGGGAAGCAGTCGAGTCTATTTTGGAGCACAGCTAGGAGGCATCATGAAGCTCAAGAAGAGAGGTAAGACCTACATCCTCGACGGCTACATAAACGGCCAGAGGATACGCATATCGACGGGGTGCCAGGACCTAGGGGAGGCCAAAGCGGTCGCCCCTGGGCTCTGGGCCCAGGCCATGACGGAGAGCATCGAAAAGAGCGGGACCGGATTGACTCTGGCTAATGCTTTCCAGCGGTTGATGGATGAGGAATGGAGCAAGCAGCGGGATGTCCACCACACCCAAGCGAGGATCGATGAGATCACGGAGATTCTCGGCCCGAAGACGCGACTGGTGGACATCGACCGAGCCGCCCTCGTGCGTCTCCAGGAAGAGCTCCGGAAGAAGACGGGGCGCAACGTCAACAAGCCCGCCTCGCCGGCGACCGTGAATCGGAAGATGGCCGTGATCCAACGGTTACTCCGGGTTGCCTGTGAGGAATGGGAGGAGCTCTCCTCTGTTCCCAAGGTGCGCCCCCTAAAGACCCCGAAGACCAAGATGCGGGGCATCACTACGGCTGAGATGCGGACGCTTATGAAGCTCGTCCCCGCGGACGCCGCTCAGGTCTTCAAGTTCCTCATCGAGACCGGTCTGCGGGTAGGGGAGTGGGACCAACTCTCGTGGTCAGCTATCGATTTCGAGGAGAACGTGATCCGCCTTGATCCCACTCAGATGGACATCAAGACGCACTCAGAGCGTACCCTACCGATGACCCAAAGCACGAGAGATATGCTCTTAGAGAGGCGCTCGCGGGGTCTCACGGCACCGTTCTCGGACGTTGGTCGGGACTACATCTGGTATCACTTCAAGAAAGCCCGCAAAGCGATGGGCCTCGAGGGTGACCGGGGGTTCGTCCTGCATGCTCTTCGGCACACCACCGCCACACGTCTCATCGACAAAGGCGTACCGACCTCGACCGTTCAGAAGTGGCTCGGCCATTCGTCGATCACCACGACTGAGCGATACATCCAACAGTCAGACAAGGAGCTCCACAAATATGCCAAGCTCGTAGAGGTGTGACCCCAGGCGTGGTCACATCGCACTCGCGGCATGCGTGACCAAACGTGTGCCCAAATGTGACCAGCCGTGACCTGATTAGGTCACACCCGAGACGTAAGGTGTTGTTTTATATAGGGTAATCGCCCTCTCAAGGGATTCGTAATGCGTAGGTCGTCTGTTCGAATCAGACTGTCGGCACCACTACCTACCCTCCGAATCTCCTTCTAAGACAACACCTTACGTCATTCCCTGGGCCCACTTTCCGGGCCGAAACCAATTCCATTAGGACCGAACGCGACCAAACCTGTGACCACCTTAAGGCATTGATTTCCATACGGAAACAATGAATGCGGGTGCCCAAAGCAACTTAAGTGCCCTGCATTAGGTGGGGCTTACCGTAGATGACAATGGAGATCACCACTATGAGTGAAGAACGTCAGCTAGAACAAGAGAAAGAGTCCGTCACCCTTGGGGCTCTCAAGTACGAGAAGAGTCTCAAGTACCACGACAGAAACAACACGCTGGATCAGACCGCACCGGCCCGTCAGTTGATGCGCCACGCTATCGACGAGGTATCGGAGGCCATCGAGCTCGACCGTAACCGGAAGCGCCGGGGGCGGGGACGCACGTACCTCCCTCTCGTGGAGACCATCGAGTCCGACGTTCTCGCGGCGCATGCACTCCGGGCTCTGCTCGCTAAGCTCGTCCAACTCCCGACACACACGGCGGTCTGCGCCACGTTGGGCAAGGCCCTCGTTGAGGAGCTCAACTGGCGGAAGTTCTACGACCAGGACCGCGTCCACCACGATACGACCCAGACGATCAGCAAGAAGTCCACGGGGTACCGCCGAGTCCGGGCGATGCGGAAGATGTTCTCCCGCGCCCACATCACGCCGGTCACCTGGACCAACGAGGAGCAGGTCCGGGTGGGCCATTGGCTAATCGAGATTGTCATCGCCGTCACGGGATGGGGCGTCTTCGGTAAGCGCCGCGTCGGGAAGAACAAGACGGAGCGGGTGATCAACCCGACCCAAGACTTCCTTTCATGGGTAGAGGACGCACACACGCAGCTTGCTTCACTCAATCCCGTCCGCCTTCCGATGGTCTGCAAACCTCTGCCGTGGACCTCCCCGACCGAGGGCGGCTACCTCACGGACCTCGGCGGCGAGGTGAGCATCGTCAAGTCCTATAACCGGGGGTACCTCGAGTCCCTCGAGCAGGTAGACATGCCGGAGGTGTACGAGGCGCTCAATGCCATCCAAGACACGCCCTGGGAGATCAACGAGTTCGTTCTCGATGTCGCCCAGAAGATGTGGGAGGAGGGGATTGCGGTCGGCCCTCGGGGCTCTGAGTCCATGCCTAGCCGCCGGCCCTTCGAGGTGTCCGCCTTCCCTGCTCAATGGGAGGGCAAGGTAGACGAGTGGAAGAAGGAAGACGAGGAAGGCTACCGGAGGTGGTGCAAACGTGCCGCCCAGGTACACCGGGAGAACGCCCGTCTCTTCTCGAAGCGTCTGTCTTGCGGTACCAAGCTGAGTCTCGCCGAGAGGTACCGGGGGGATACGATCTACTTCCCGCACCAGATGGACTTTCGGGGACGCGTTTACCCCATCCCGGCGCACCTCAACCCGCAGGGGGACGACCTCGCGAAGGCGCTCCTCCAGTTCGCCCAAGGTAAGCCACTCACCGCTGACGGGGTGCCCTGGCTTATGGTCCACGTAGCGAACTGCTTCGGTGTGGACAAGGTCAGCTTCGAAGAGCGCATCGCTTGGACGGAGACTCATCTTGAGGCCCTCATCGATTCCGGCTTTGATCCGGTGGACGGGGAACGCTTCTGGATGACGGCGGATGACCCGTTCTTGGCGCTCGCCGCTTGCAGGGAGCTCGCTGGGTGGTCGATTGCCGGGGATAACTACGTCTCAAAGATTCCAATCAGCATGGATGGCTCCTGCAATGGGCTCCAGAACTTCTCTGCCATGCTCAAGGATGAAGTGGGAGGCCGTGCCACCAACCTCGTACCTTTGGACAAACCTGCGGACGTCTACCAGGAGGTGGCGGACATCGTCGCTAAGAAGATCCGCGCCAAGGCGGAAGCAGGAGAGCCCGAGGCCATCGGTCTCGACGGGTACATCTCCCGGTCACTCGTGAAGCAGCCTGTCATGACCCAGCCGTACGGTGCCACCATCGCCGGCATGCGTCAGCAACTCTTGGACGCCCTCCGCAAGTCCGACCTTCTGGAGACCGTAGTGGGTTCCCAGAGGTCGTGGCATGTGGGAGGCTACCTTGGGTTTATCGTTCACGAGTCCATCGGCGAGGTGGTGATCGCTGCTCGACAAGCAATGGACTGGCTCCAAGAGACGGCCCAGATCGTGGCATCCGAGGAGTACCCGCTCCGGTGGACTACGCCGGTGGGCCTTCCGGTGCTCCAAGAGTACAAGCGGTTCGACGCCAAGCGGATGATCATCTACATCCAGGGGCAGCGAAGCGAGATGTACACCCGGATCGAGGGCAAGAAGCTGGACCGCAACCGGATGCGCCAGGGCATCAGTCCGAACCTCATCCACTCTTTCGACGCGGCCCATATGATGAAGACCACCAACCTCGCCAAAGCCAATGGGATCGAGTCCTTTGCCATGATCCACGACAGCTTTGGCACCCATGCATGCGACACCCCGCTGTTGCATCAATGCATCCGCGAGTCTTTCGTAGAGATGTATCGGCCCAACCTCCTGGCCCAGTTCAAGGAGCAGCTTGAGAGCCAGATTCCCGAGGACATCGAGCTCCCTGAGCTCCCTCCCGAAGGTACGCTGGACCTCGATCAGGTCAAGGAATCACGCTATTTCTTTGCCTGAAGGTTTCCATATGGAAATCAAAGAGATATGGAAGCCCTGCCTTTTAGGTGGGGCTAACTGAACAACAACCCACAACGAGGAGGCCCGTATGGCTGATCCGAAGTTCGACCGTTACGACATCCTGGTGACCCCGAAAGGCGTTGCCGCCTTCCCGTGGCTCACGAAGCCCGACACCAAGTTCAACGAAGAGGGCGTCTACAAGACCGGCCTCGCTTTCGATCCGGAAGATCCGGCCTTCGTGAAGTTCAAGAAGAAGATCGAGGCGATCCACAAAGAGGCTGTCGCTGCCGTCAAGGAAAGCGGCAAGAAGAAGGTCACGGTGGTTTCACCCTTCCGCCCCGAAGAGGACGAAGAAGGTGAGCCGACGGGTCGCATCATCATCAACGCCAAGTCCAAGGCCAAGCAGAAGTACCGCGACGGCACCATCCAGGACGTGACACTCAACATCGTCGATGCCAAGCGCAACGAGGTGCCCTCAAGCACTCCCGTCTACGGCGGTTCCGTGCTGCGGCTCGCGGTGCGTCCCGCCCCCTACTTCATGCAGGGCAAGTGCGGCATCACCTTGTACATCTCCGGAGTCCAGGTGATCGAGCTCCAGTCTGGCGGCGGTGGTGCGGCTGACTTCTTCGATGAGGAAGAGGGCTATGAGACCGAGGACGTCTCTGAGTCTCCCTTCGAGGATGACGCCGAAGACGAGGACGAGGACGACCTCTACTAACTATGGATCTCATGGAGAGCCTCCTTCGGGGGGCTCGAGAGGCTCGTCACGTTGCATCGCTCCGTATCCCAGTAGACCCCATCCCAACTCCGCGCCCTCGCATGACGAGAGCGGGCAGGGTCTATTACCCAAAGAGCTACTTGGATTGGAGAGACAGCGTCAGGAAACACCTCAAGGAGGGTGACACCAATCTTGAGGGACCAGTAGTCGTCGCTGTGGAGCAGGTCAGACAAGCACCAAAGAAAAGCAAACTGACCCATCCTCCCGGCGATGCCGACAATTACCTGAAGGCAATCCTCGATGCGATCACTCGTGCCGGGGGCTGGTGGAAGGACGATGTGCAAGTCGTGTACGCGATCACCCGTAAGCGGTGGACGCAGAGCGGCGAAGATCCGCACACCGCCGTGGAAATCTACGAGATCGACGAGGACACCCGACCGTGACGACCAAGCGTTGCTCACGGTGTAAGGAAACCAAACCCGTCTCTGAGTTCTGTCGGTTGTCCCGAAATCACGATGGCCGTCACAACTACTGTAAGCCTTGTCATAACACCTACCGCCGAGAGAGATACGCAGAGAACCCGCTCCCCACGCTACTGCTTGGGGCTAAGTACCGAGCCAAGAGTAAGGGGGTGGAGTTCAGCATCACGAAAGACGATGTGTTTCTCCCGAAGGTGTGCCCCGTTCTGGGTATTCCTTTGGAAGTAGGTACGGGCAACGGACCTATAGGCACTTCGCCAACCCTCGACCGCATCGTCCCCGACAAGGGATACGTCCCCGGCAACGTGGCAGTCATTAGCCACCGAGCCAACACCCTCAAGAGCGACGGCACTCCAGAAGAGCTACTCGCGGTAGCTGCGTGGGTGCGTGACCAAATCAACCAACAAGAGAAAAAATGAACTTCAAACCGCTGGAGCCGGTGGAATACATCGTAATCCATTGCTCCGCCAACACGGCTGACTCGAAGTTCCGCCTCAAGGACATCGACCTGGAACACCGCAAGCGGGGCTGGCTCGCCTGCGGGTACCACTTGGTGATTCCCCGAGACGGGACGCTTGAGTTCGGTCGTCCGTTAGATCGACAAGGAGCGCACGTTCGTTCCTACAACCATAAGTCAATCGGTGTGTGCCTCGTTGGAGGTATCCGCATCGAGAACGGCATCCACATTCCCGAAGACAACTTCACCGAGAACCAACTGCGTACGCTGCGGTTCGCTTTGGCGGCACTCCAAGAGATGTATCCGATGGCAAAGGTCGTCGGACATAACGAGTTGGATGCCCGCAAGGCGTGTCCGGTTCTCAAGCTGGAGGACTACGGGCTCCGGTAATCATCCATGTAGGAGGCACCCCCATGTTCCAAGACCTAAGCACCCTCGCGCCCCAGGAACGCACCGTATTGCGCCACCTGAGGCACACCGGAAGTATCACCCGGAACGAGGCCGAGGCGCTTCACAAGATCCGCCACCTGCCGACACGTATCCACACCTTGCGTGGTTTGGGGTTCGACATCCATAGCGACCGCCGCACCGACGTTAACGGTCAGCGGTACGTCCGGTACTACCTCATTAAGGAGCCCTCCCATGAAGCATGACGTTACGCCGATCCCTACGGCGATGTTCGACGCCTTCATGAGGGCCGAGGTAGTGAACCGAGAGTCTCCTCTGGTGGCTTCGGTCCTCCGCAAGGCGACCAAGGGTAGGGGCATCGTCAAGCGCCGGCAGTTGTGGAACCGGCAGCGGGGATGAGCATCCCGGCCCTCCTACTTTACTCACTCATTCCCTACGCGCTCGGGCTTATGACCCGATGGCTCATTGACCTTTGGAGACATCTATGGCGGAAACGCACGAGACCGAATCAACCTGCGTCGGGCACGAGCCGTGCCCCGAGTGCGGCTCCAGGGACAACCTCGGGCGCTACGACGACGGGCACGGCTTCTGCTTCGGCTGTGGGTACTACGAGCATGGCTCGACGTCTTCCGATGCACCCGCTGTACCTCGAAGACGTTCTTCGCCAGAACTACTTGAGGGGATGGACTTCGAGAAATCCCACCGAGCAATCCGACCCAAGACCTTCCAGCATTGGAAGTACGAAGTAGGGTTCGACTCCGACGGTAAGCCATTCCACATTGCCAACCACTTCGAAGGCGGGCGCAAGGTAGGCCAGAAGATCCGCCGAGGTGGCAAGAAGTTCTCCGTCAAGGGGAAGCTAAGCAACCTATATGGCAAGTGGCTTTGGAGCCCGACCAAGCGGATCATCATCACCGAGGGCGAGCTCGATGCCCTCAGCGTGTCCCAGATCCAGGGCAACAAGTGGCCCGTCGTGTCGCTACCCCAGGGGGCCCAGAGCGCGAAGAAGGCCTTAAGTGCAGAGCTCGAATGGCTCCAGCAGTTCGAGGAAGTCGTCCTCATGTTCGACATGGACGAGCCCGGACAAGAGGCCGCACTCAAGTGTGCGCGTCTCTTCAAGCCGGGGACGGTGAAGATCGCCAAGCTTCCTCTCAAGGACGCCAATGAGATGCTCAAGGCGGGGCGGGGTGATGAACTCCAGACCGCTATCTGGAGCGCCGAGGTCTACCGACCCGACGGGATCGTCACGCTCGACTCGGTGACCGAGGACGTCCTCAAGCCCATCGAGTGGGGGCGCTCGTACCCCTGGCCCGTTCTTACGGAGCGGACCTACGGTCGTCACGACGGTCAGGTCATAGCGATTGGCGCAGGTACGGGCATTGGTAAGACCGACTTCCTTACGGAGTGCATCCTTTGGGATCTCCACGAGCTCAAGCTCAACGTCGGCGTACTGATGCTCGAACAGCTACCTGCGGAGACCGTCAAGCGTATCGCCGGCAAGCTGGCGGGCAAGCGGTTCCACGTTCCGGATGGCTCGTGGTCACCCGAGGAACTTGCCGCGGCGGTAGAGCAACTCAAGAGCGACGGCGGGTTGTTTCTCTATGACTCCTTTGGGGCCATCGATTGGGACACCATCCAGCACCGCATCCGCTATCTCGCGCTCGATGCCGGCTGCAAGCACATCTACCTCGATCACCTCACGGCCCTGGCGGCACACGCCGACGATGAACGGACGGCCATCGAAGGGATCATGGCGGACCTTGCAGGGATGGCCCAGGAGATGCGCGTAACGATCCACATCGTCTCGCACTTGGCGACCCCCGACGGTAAGCCCCACGAAGAGGGTGGTCGGGTGACGCTTCGGCACTTCAAGGGCTCCCGGTCCATCGGCTACTGGGCGCATGCAGCAATCGGTCTGGAGCGTGATCAACAAGCCGAGGACGAAACCGACCGCAACACCACCACGGTGCGTGTCCTCAAGGACCGCTACACCGGACAAGCCACGGGTTTCACCTTTGGCCTCACCTACGACCACCAGACGGGGCGGCTCAAGCAAGCCGGTGCCCCTGAGGAGTTCGAGTTCAACGACGAATCAGAGGAGATCTACTAATGATCGACACCGAGTATTCCATCCTCGACATCAAGGACTCCGTCACCGACGCCTACGAGGCCAACCTCGGGTGTGACCCAGAGCGGGTCAAGACGGAGCTCACCACCGCCCTCGCAAAGATCGATGCCGTGATGGACGAAGAAGACCGCTACCGGGAGCGCCGCCGAGAGGCCCGCGAACTGGAAGCCGACATGGACCGCGCAGGTCTGTGGGAACAACAGTACGACCGCCCGTGGTAACAGACGACCGTTCCCTAAACGACATTCTCGAAGACACACCCGAGCCTACCCTGGAGCACTTCCTGGAGTGGGCTCGTTCCGTTGGGGCGTATGCCATCGCCGACGGGTTCGAGAGATACACCGCCTACTTACAAAAGAGGAAAGAGCAATGAGCGAAACAAAGCTGGAAGACGTCCTGATGGCCCGCGTGGCAATCCTCACCGAAGACGCCAAGTATGCACCGTTCGGTGAAGTGGTGAACATGCTCGTCGATTCTATGGAGGGGGACGAGACCGCGGTCGGCTTCACCTTCCCCGAGTTGGAGGCGCATGACTGCTACTTCGTCCTGAACCTTGCGACGGGTTCTACGGTGGCGAACGCCTGATGAGCGGAAAGGGTTCGAAACGTAGACCGCTCGGAGTGAGTGAGGAGGTCTTCGCAAACAACTGGGAGGCCATCTTCGGCCCCGTAGGAGGTAAGCGTGAAGAACCCCGTAGCGAAACACCAGAGGAAGTTCAACCGGTCCCAGAAGATGCGGGACCGGAAGAAGGACTACCGACGGAAACCTAAGCACCCCAAGAAGGAGAACCCCGATGGCGATTCAAGCCGATAGCCGCACGGCGGCATTCATTGAAGGTTGGGCTAACACCGCCCTCGGGTTCATCTTCTCGGTGCTTGTGGGTCTCATCGTCTACCCGCTCTTCGGGTGGGAGGCCTCCCTCGGGGAAGTTACGGGGCTCACGTTTCTATTCACCGTATTGAGTTTCGTCCGCGCCTACGGGCTGCGGCGCTTGTTCGTGTGGCTCAAGGCTAAGGGGGTGCTCTCATGAGACTCGTATTCGACATTGAAACCAACGGACTCCTGCACCAGATGGACCGCATCCATTGCATCGTTGCACAAGATGTGGACACCGGCTACCTCCGTGTCTTCACCTCAGATGCAGCCGAGGGTACCTCGACCTCCATCGGTAGCGGGCTGGGCCTCTTAGAGGGGGCCGACGAGCTCATTGGGCACAACATCATGGGCTTCGACATCCCCGCGATTCAGTTGATCTACCCCGACTTCGAGCCCCCGGAAGTGGTGACCGACACGCTTGTAATGAGCGAGTTGATCTACACCAACCTGAGGGACAAGGACGCAGAGCGGGGCCTTGAACCCAAGCACCTTCGAGGCCGTCACGGCTTGGAGGCCTGGGGGCACCGCCTCGGGTTCCACAAGGGCGACTACTCCAAGGAGATGAAGGCCAAGGGCCTCGACCCGTGGGCTGAGCTCAATGAGGAGATGATCGACTACTGCATCAACGACGTAGAGCTCAACGTGAAGCTCTACAAGATGCTTATGCGGGCCGGCTTCTCCGACCATAGCATCCGCCTCGAGCACGACATTCGACGCATCTGCAACGAGCAAGAGCGGTTCGGTGTCTACTTCGACGCGGCCAAGGGTGCCGAACTCTACGCTCGTCTCAACCGCGAGCGCCAAGAGATCGAGGAGGAACTCATCGAGACCTTCGGGTCGTGGTGGGTTGGCGAGAAGTTCGTACCTGCGCGGAGCAACAGCCGCCTAGGTTACGTCGAGGGGTGTCCCGTTACCAAGATCGAACGTGTGGAGTTCAACCCCGCCTCGCGGGCCCACATCGCGAAACGCCTTTCGGATCTCCGAGGGTGGAAACCTAAGAAGTTCACGCCTAGCGGTCAGCCGATGGTGGACGAAGCGATCCTTGGGAAACTCAAATTCCCCGAGGCGAAACTGCTCTGCCGCTACCTCATGCTTAACAAGCGCATCGGCCAGTTGGCTGAGGGCCAGGAGGCGTGGCTCAAGCTAGAAAGAGACGGGAGGATTCATGGTCGTATACGCACTAATGGCGCGGTTACGGGAAGGGCAACGCATAGCCGCCCGAACTTGGCGCAGGTTCCTGCGGTTCGTGCACCGTTTGGATTGGAGTGCCGATCCCTTTTCGGAGCCCCTCCGGGCATGGCATTTGTGGGCGCTGACGCTTCTGGCCTGGAGTTGCGGTGTCTGGCTCATTACCTAGCTCGTTACGACGACGGCGAGTATGTCGACCTCGTGCTCAACGGGGACATCCATACCGCCAACCAGGAAGCCGCAGGCCTCGATACTCGGGACCAGGCCAAGACGTTCATTTACGCGCTCCTCTATGGGGCCGGTGATGCCAAGATAGGTCAGATCGTAGGAGGCTCTTCCCGCCAAGGTAAGCAACTCCGCGGCAAGTTCATGAAGAACATCCCGGCATACGCTCGCCTACTCAAGGGGGTACAAGCCGCAGCGAACAGTCGAGGTCGCCTCAAGGGACTCGACGGTCGCTACCTCCATGTTCGCTCGGCCCACTCTGCGCTCAACACGCTCCTCCAGGGGGCCGGCGCGGTAATCATGAAACAAGCCATCGTCAACTTCCACGGTCTCATGGACCACCTCGGGTTCACCCACGGCGTCGAGTACAAGCAAGTCCTATTTGTCCACGACGAGCTCCAAGTCGAGTGCGCCTCGTGCTACCCGGAGATCGTGGGGCAGAGCCTTGTGGAGGGCATGCGGATGACCGCCGAGGATTTCGACCTCTGGTGTCCCATCGACGGCGAGTACAAGGTCGGTACCAATTGGGCCGAGACCCACTAAAGGAGATTCCTATGAAAGAAGTAGAGGTTGTCTACCTGGACAACACCACGGAGACCATTCCCTATGTGGTGGACGCCTACACCGGCAACTCCGCATTCAACCTCGTGTGCGAGAGCGGCATGGAGATCATCATCCCCATTGGCAACGTCAAGAAGATCTGCGTGGAAGACCAATGAGTTGGACCGCAGCAATACCCATCGTCGGGTCCATCATCGAGTCGTTCAACGGCTGGAGGGAGCGACGCCATGAGATCAAGCTGAAGCAGCACGAGGTCAAGATCAAGGAGGTCGAGGTCGAGGGCGAGGTGAAAGTCGCCAAGGCCACCGCCGAGATCCAGATGCTCCACCAGAGGGCCACCGCCGATATCGACTGGGAGCTCCTACATATCCAGAACGCCGGCTGGCGGGACGACGGGGTCACCGTCTACACGCTCGTCTTGCTGACGGCTCTCTTCGTTCCCTACACGCAGCCCTATGTCCGGGACGGCTTCGAGATCCTCGGTGAGCTCCCGATGTGGTTCCAGGTGATGGTCGCCATCGTTTGGAGTGCGCCGTTCGGGGTCCGGGTGTTCGACAACTTCCAGAAGCTGGTTCGGACATGAACTGGTTCAAGAAGTGGATCAACAAGCCTCCGCCCCAAACCGAAAACGATAACGGCTTACTGGCTTTCATCCTGATCGTCGCGTCCTTGATGGCCCTGGCGTTCCTCCTGCCGTCCGCCGACGCCGAGGAGCTCTCATGCAGGGACGAGGTCGAGGCCGCGTACATCCAAGGTCGGATCGACTCGGCGCTAACGTTTCGAGAGCTCTGCATCAAGGGCCACACCTTCAAAGAGGGCACCGCAGCCTACCGCTGTGGGCCCACCCTTTCTCTCTAACAAGAGGTACTACCTATGTTTGATCGCATCCGCGACTGGTTCCGTTCGCTCTTCGGAAATGACGAACCGACCCCCGCCCCCCAGCCCGTCCCGCCGGTCACCGATGTGACCCCTCCGGCAGACACCGAAGTGCCGCCGACGGTAGGGCCGGTTGATCCCGCCCCGATGCCGCCCAACGTGCCCGAACCGGACCAGCCGGAAGTTCCGGGGTCTCCCATCGTCCTTGAGCCGGGGGAAGAAGTCCCGAGCATCGAGCTCGATGACGGTTCGGTCTACGTGCCGCCTCATGTGATCCGCCGTCCCGGCAGCATCATCTCCCAGGTCCGCCAGGGTGGTACCAAGGGTCCGGACTTTGAGCCCTCCCGCAGGGGGACCGATACCGAGGTTCCGTTCCCGGATCTCTACGGCGGCTCGTTCGGTAATCACGCCCAGGGTCTCGATGCCGTGCTCCCCGGCTTGGAGTCGAGGGGGTCGTGGTATTACGAGCTTTACGCGGCGGACTTCATTGTCCGCTCTGGCACCGCCTCTGGTTCAAACGGACGGCCCGACATCCGAATCATCCTCGAAAAGGAAACGTTCTTTCGCTTGGTGATCGCGGACCAGTACGGCAACAACCTGACGATTCCGTTCTACAACAATATGCGACGGCTGGCCTCCTTCACGTTCGTCAACCGGGGACAAGACCGCGCTCTCCAGGTCGGAACCCAGGATCTCGGGTAACCCTTGAACACTCTGCTTATTGACGCGGATGTTCTGGCCTACCAGTTCGCCTTCCGCAACACCGAGTCGTGGAAGTGGGACGAAGAGGACGAGGAGGTCACCGAGAGGCTACAACCAGAGAAAGCAAAAAAAGAGGTTGAGCTATTCATCGGTGACCTCCGGGATCACCTCAAGGGCGACGAGGTGCACATCATCCTGAGTGACCGGAAGGAGAACTTCAGGAAGCAACTCGAGCCCACCTACAAGGCCACCCGCAAAGCCAAGCCGACCCTGTGGGAAGACATGAGGAGTTACCTAGAGGACTCCTCGGCCCACGGCTTCCCCGTCCACCACCTACCGCGGCTGGAGGGGGACGACGTTCTCGGCATCATGGGGACACACCCAAAGCGAGGCCGGCGGTCCATCATCGTCTCCATCGACAAAGACATGAAGACCGTCCCGTGTCGTCTCTTCCTATTCAACAAACCCGACGACGGTGTGCGCCACATCGACCGCGACGAGGCTGTCCGATTCCACATGCTCCAGACGCTCACGGGCGATGCTGTGGATGAGTACAAGGGTATTCCAGGGGTCGGCCCGAAGAAGGCGGAGCGGCATCTCGACGGTGTTCCACGGGAGGATCTATGGGACGCCGTCGTGGAGCTCTACTCCAAATACAACATGACCGAAGAAGATGCGCTCCTCCAAGCGAGGCTCGCGTACATCCTACAACACGGTGACTACCGCAAAGGAGGCATTCGCCTATGGAAACCCAAACTCAACACGCGCCCGTAAACTGGGACTACCCTCTCTTCCGAAAGAGCGACGGCGCGGTAGTGGTCCGCATTGATCCGGTGCCCCCCGACGAGTTGAGGAAGAATGTCTGGTTCGAAGGTGAGGAAACGTGCTGGCGTTATTATAACGATGGCCGATGCTGCGGAATCCCCGCGAGAGACCTCACGAACTTCCCTCCCGACGTTCCTGAGGTTGACGGCCCAGGCTCGATGACGGTTACGTTCGTCCCCGCCGGTCGCTTCGAGTACGCCCAGGATCCTGAGCGCGTCACCCAGCCGACCCGCGGGGACTACCAGCCGGAAGACGACCTCGAGTTCCTATCCATCGACTGGCTCATCGATCTCCACGAGACGACCTGCAACGCCGCCCAGCACACCATGTTGAGGAAGAACCACGACTACACCGCTGGTAGCGACAACGTGTTCGCCAACTTCGAAGGGTCTTCGAGCTTCGGCATCCATCCCATCATGGGGATCATCTTGCGCCTGACGGACAAGCTCAAGCGGATCGAGACGTTCGTCACCAAGGGGACGCTCAAGGTCAAGGGCGAGGGTGTAGACGACGCCATCGAGGACGCAATCAACTACCTCATCCTTATCAAAGGTCTGGTTCGCAAGGAGCAAGCCAACCAATAGGTGGGGCAAAGAGGGGAACCTTCGGTATTTCCGAGGGTTCCCTTCCGATTCTAAGGAGAAACCGATGGACGCCATTCCCCCGCTTTCAGTAGATCTGATCGCCGAGCTCGATGTGCTTTACCCGCCGATCACCGCCAAGGAAGTCCTCTTGAAGAGCTCAGAGGAAATCCGTCAGCGGGCTGGAGCCAGGGCGGTCGTTGAGTATCTCCTCCAAAAGCTCGAACTCGAGAAGGAAGAAGACCTCAATGTGTAGCTCTCCCTCACCCCCTCAGACAAACACGCAGCCCGAGCAAAAGCCTCTGCGGATTCTCTTGGGCCGCGACCGCTTCGACAAGATGGGCGGCGGCGGAGGCTCACCTGCGGTAAACGCCGGAGTACTGCTCAGCCGGAACTTCCGTTCTACCGCTAACGGGCCTCTCCAGTCTACCGTTCCGCCCTCCGGCGCTGGCCTCAACATTTCACCGTGATTGAGGTAGGCCAAGCACGGGAGCGATGGAACCACCTACATAGGTGCAAGTCCCAAGTACGGCAACGCGCAGAGAAATGTGCGGCCCTCACGCTCCCGACTATCATGCCGCCCGAAGGTCACGTTGAAGGTAGCAACCTTCCCGAACCCTTCCAGTCTCTCGGCGCGAAGGCAGTCAACAATCTGAGCTCCAAGATTCTCATTGCTCTATTCCCCCCGAACACCGCTTTCTTCAAGCTAGGATTCGACCAGATCACCCAGGCCCGTATGGAAGGTGAAGGCCTCGACATCACGCGCATCCAAAAGGATCTCGCCGTGATCGAGCAGACCGTCGTCTCTCAGCTTGAGCAGACCCGACTCCGGGCCGAGATGGGCATGTGCATCAAGCACCTGCTTATTACCGGGAACTACGTAATCGATACGACTCCCAATCTCGGCTTCCGCGGCTTCGGTCTGAACCACTTTGCGGTCAACCGTGACCCCGAAGGCGCTGTTCTTGAACTCGTGATTCGCGAAGAGGTTTCCCCTCTGACGCTCGACGACGAGACCAAGAACGCCTGTTTCAACGAGCAGGAAAAGCGCGAGTTCTCCGCCAACCCCGACGAAGATATCGAGGTGTTCACCGTCCAATACCGAGACGGGAACCAAGTCAAGGTCCGCCAGGAAATCAACAACAAGGTTGTCCCTGGCTCCGAGGGATCATACCCCCTAGACGCTCCTCGATTCGTCGCATTGCGCTGGTCCTCCATTACCGATGAGGACTACGGGCGCGGGATGGTTGACGAGTACTACGGGGATATCCTGGCGCTTGACTCCCTGAGTCGCGACCTTCTGTTGGCTTCTTCGGCAGCAGCTAAGGTGATCTTCACGGTTGACCCTAATTCCATCCTCACCCCGCACAAGATTGCAAGCGCCAAGTCTGGCGACGTTCTCAAGGGCAATAGCGAGGAGGTAGGAACCGTCAGCGTAGACAAGATGCAGGACTTCCAGATTGTCCTGGAGCGTCTGCGCGATATCCAACGAGACCTCTCCGAGGCATTCCTCATGAACACCTCCGTCCAGCGGGACGCCGAGCGTGTCACGGCGGAAGAGATCCGCTTCATGGCCCAGGAACTCGAGGACGCCCTTGGCGGTGTCTACTCGGTTCTGGCTCAAGAGCTCCAAGTGCCTCTCCTGAGGCGCATCCTCAAGCTCTTGGCCCGCCAGAAGCTCATCCCCGATCTCCCCTCCGATGTGCAGTTGAGCATCACCACGGGGCTCGAGGCGTTGGGTAGAGGTCACGAGGTTCAGAAACTCATGCAGTTCTTCGGGGCTGCGGCACAAATCATTCCTCCCGAGCAGTTGGTCATGCGGATCAAAACCCAAGACGTTCTCAACATCTTTGGGTCCGCCTTCGGTCTCGACACCGAGTCCATCCTACTGACGGAAGAGGAAGTCCAAGCCCAGCAGCAGCAAGCGATGGCAGCACAGGCCATGCAGCAAGCGGCTCCTGGGGTAGCCCAAGAAATGGTACGTCAAGGAGGTAATCCCAATGGCTAAGGCCAACGCACACACAATGGACGACAAAGACCTGCCGAAAGAAGAGGCCCCGAAAAAGGAGCCCAAGCCGGCCCCCCGTCCGCCCAAGGCCGACACCACCGGCCCGACGGTTCGGGAACTCGATAACGGCGGCAAGCTCATTCAGCGATGAGTGAAGCTCTCCAGCCGGGAACGCCGGAGTACGATGCGGCTATGGTCGCCAAAGCCGAAGGGGCAGCAGCCCCCGAAAGCACTCCGCCGTCCAACGAAACGCCCGAGACGTCCGAAGAGACGCCCAAGTACGCCAACAAGTTCCAGTCAGTTGAAGATCTGGAGAAAGCGTATCTCGAGGCACAGAAGCTCATCTCCTCCGGTCAACATAAAGAGCCGCAAGCGGCTAATACCGAGGAGACCCCGCCGACCACCGACCTGCCGGAGCGCCCCGAGGCGTCCGACGAAAGCGCGGAAGACTCTGGCGGGATCGACTTCGAGAAGTACTCCCGGTCCATCGCGGAGAATGGCGCTCTGACGGATGAAGACTACACCGAGCTCGAGGCCAAAGGTCTCCCTCGCGGTGTGGTCGATGCGTACGTAGCCGGCCTCCAGACCCAAGCCCAGGCCCGTGTGAACGCGGTAGCCGAAGCTCTGGGTGGCGAGGAGACGTTCGAAGCAGTTCGTCAATGGGCTTCCTCGAATCTGAGCGACGACGAGTTCGCTGCCGTTCAGTCTCAGCTTCAGAACGCGAAGTCGGAGGCGGAGGTCATTCTGACCTACCAGACTCTCCAGACTCGCTACAACCAAGCGAACCCCGGCGAGGCCTCTCTCGTTACCGGGAAGACCTCGTCTACGCCGTCGGCCCGCCCGTACGGCAACAAGCAGGAGCTCACCGAAGCGATGGCGGACAAACGCTATCAGGTGGATTCCGCCTACACCAAGGAAGTCGAAGAGCGCCTCATGGCGACCGACTGGGTGTAACACTCCTAGTGCGCCTCTCGGGGGCGCTTTACAAGTACCCGACCCTCTCTCGCTTTCCCCTAAGTACCTCGGACCCGCTGCGGGCGGATACCCCGAGAGAAGACGGTGAAGGCCTCGCAGTACCCTCTCATAACGAGGCCCGCATCCTCGCGGACACCCTCTGAGTGAAGAGTTCCCCCAACTCTCTCAACACTCTAAAGGAATATATCCAATGGCAAACGCCAATGTTTCCCTCCAGGGTCAGAACAACGGTGCTGGCGCTGAAGACGCTCTGTTTTACAAGCTGTTTACCGGTGAGGTTCTGACTGCGTTCTCCGCGAACAACGTCATGGAAGGCCGTCACCGCATCCGCAACATCTCCAGCGGCAAATCCGCCGCCTTCGCCAACACCGGCAAGGCCTTCGGTCGGGTCCACACTCCGGGTGAAGAAATCCTGGGTCAGAACCAACTGCACAGCGAGACCGTCATCACGGTTGATGACCTCCTGATTGCGGACACGTTCATCGCCGACATCTACGAGGCCAAGAACCACTACGAAGTTCGTGGTGAGTACGCCAAGCAGAACGGTCTGGCGCTGGCTCGGACCTTCGACAAGCAGTCCTTCCGTGTGGCCGCGACCGCGGCTCGTGCTTCCAACAAGATCACGGGCCTTCCGGGTGGTACCTCGCTGACGCTGAGCGCCGGCTATGCCGCTGCCTCCGACGCCGCCAAGGCCCAGGAGTTCGCCGAGGCGCTGTTCACCATCCACCAGAACTTCGTCGAGAAGGACGTCCCGCTCGAAGGCGTGTTCTGCGCCGTTCGTCCGGTTGACTACTTCCGGCTGGTCCGCAACAAGGATCTCCTGAACAAGGACTGGGGTGGCCTGGGCTCCTACGCAATGGCAGACCTGCCGATGATCGCCGGCATCCCTCTGGTGGTCACGAACCACCTGCCGTCCCAGGACGACGCTGCCAACGTGGTCGGTGGAAAGATCTCTGACAACGGAGACCTCATCCAGGACAAGTACTCCGGTGACTGGACCTCCCTCCAGGCCATCGTCATGACTCCGGAAGCTATGGGTACGGTCAAGCTGATCGACCTCGGCCTCCAGAGCGAGTACGACATCCGCCGTCAGGGTACGTTGATGGTTGCCCGCATGGCCATCGGCCAGGGCCTCCTGCGTCCCGAGTGCGCGGCTGAAATCGTCACGCCGTAAGCACGGCCCCCTAGTAATACCCTCGCCCCCTCTAGGCCTAAAAATCTGGAGGGGGCTTTTAATCTCTCCAAGGAGTCCCCTATGGCAATCCCTACTCCAACTACGGAGCTTTCTGCCGTTAACGAGATGCTCACCAGCATCGGCGTCACGCCGGTCTCGACCCTTAGCGTCCCCGGCACGACTGACGCGGCAATCGCGCTGGATACTCTCCGGAGCATCTCCAAAGAAGTCCAGGCCCAGGGCTGGTGGTTCAACCAAGATTTCAACGTGTCGTTCGCCGCTTCCAACTCTGAGATCACCGTACCCGCTAGTGTTCTGGCGATTCGCCCCTCCTTTGGGACCGTGGATTCAACGCCCGAGTCCCGCCAGTTCATCCTTCGGGACAACAAGCTGTGGGACCAGGGCAGCAAGACCTACACCTTCGCCTCCACCGTCCGGGCCGATGTGATCTACGAGATCGAGTACGAAAATCTCCCTGAGTCCTTCCGCCGGTACATCGCCATCCGCGCCGCCCGCGTGTTCCAGACCAAAGTCCTCGGTGACGAGGCCCAAGGTGTCTGGAGCGAACGCCACGAGCTCGAGGCATGGTCTATCGTCGAAGGCGACGAGGTGGTCCAGAACCCCCAGAGCTCTCTCTTCATGCGCCGTGCGCGAGCCGTTGGTGGTGCCTATCGCGCCGATCCCGTGGTCGCCACTCAAGGTAACCAGAGACAGCGATGAGCCTCCTCTTCGAGTTCTTCACGCGGGATGAGGATGTAGAGCAGATCAATGACATGCTCGAAGTCATGGGCCTTCCGCCCGTGGCATCCCTCTCTAACGTCTCCCGCCAGTCCGACGCCGGGATGGCTATGCGGACCTACTTCAAGGTTATCCGCGAAGCCCAAGGCCGCGGCTGGTGGTTCAACTCCCAGTACCGCCAAGAGTTCGCTCCGGACCTCAACAACAACATCCTCGTCAACAAGGCCCTCCACGTTCGCCCCTCACCGCCCCAGCCTGGGGAGCTCATGCAAGACCCTATCTACCTCGTCCCGAACCCCGACTGGCTGACGTCCAAGGTGGTCAACGCGACTACCAACTCTGACGAATGGACGGACCCTCTCTGTTTGGATGTGGTGTATCTCAAGAACTCCCTCGAGATCCCCGAGGAGCTCCGGGAGTACGCCCTGGCACGGGCATCCCGGAAGTTCGCGGCCAAGTTCGGCCAAGCGGTAGACCCGACGGACGAGCAGCAAGCGTGGGTAGCCCTCCTTCGGAAGGACTCCGAGTTGGGTCAAGACCCGAACCTCTTCCTGAATCCTCAAATCTACACGCAGGTATTCCGCTAATGTCCCTAGTCCCTCAGTCGATCCCGGCCCTATATGGCGGGGTCTCTCAGCAAGCCGCTGTTACGCGGAACCCGACCCAATGCGAGGACGCCGTCAACTGTGACTTCTCTATCCTCAAGGGTGTCTCTAAGCGGCCCCCTCTGGAGACCGTCACGGAACTGGCTAGTGCCGACCTGAGGGACGCCTTCTTCCATTGGGTCCGCATTAGTAACGGGAGGTGGTTCATTGTCGTGGTCCCCGGCGACGGGACGTACTCGGTGTACGACGTCGAAGACGGGTCCAAGATCACCTCGGTGGACGACTCCGCCCAGGCATACCTGACGAGCACCGCCAAGGCCCAAGACGCCTTCTTCGCGGTGGACCTCAACGGTGAGGTCTACATCGTCAACCGAGAGGAGCAGGTCCAGTTGACGTCCGACCAGACCGCCGGTTCAATTGCCGGCACGGCCCAGACGCTCCAAGACTCTGCGCTTGATAGCGCCGCGGAGGGGTCTATCTGGGAAATCCTGGGGGACGAGAACAACCCCGTGGATACCTACTACGTCAAGAAGTCCAACGGCAAGTTCTTCGAGTGGGTCCGCCCTGGCATCCCCTTCCGTATCAACCAGGGAACGATGCCCCATGTGATCGAGATCCTCGAAGACCCCGTTGATCCCCTCGGTGTCCGCGCTGAGTTCGGCTCGGTGTCCTGGGGAGAGCGTGAGGTCGGAGACGCTGAGTCCAACGAAGCGCCGTCCTTTGTGGGCGAGCGCATCCGATCCCTTAGCTTCAAGAGCGACCGCCTTGGGCTCCTGGCCGGACAGAGTTTCACATACTCGGAAGTCGGGGAGTACCGGAACTTCTGGCGCACGACCGTGACGGATGTACTTGAGTCCGACCGCATCGACAACACCGTCAACGCCTTCGAAGTTTCTCAACTGTACTTTGCCGAGACCGTCTCCCGGTCCCTCGTCTTGTTTGCCAACGAGCGCCAGTTCTCTGTGGACGGAGATGTCTTCTCCCCCACCTCCCTCAACGTCAACCCCGTTACCGCCTACCCCACCTCGGAGAACCTGAGGCCGATCTCCATCGGACCTACGGTCTACTTCGCAGCCAACGCAGGTGACTTCACCCAGATCCGTGAGATGTTCATTCAGAACGACACGGTGACCCTGGATGCAGCAAACATCACCTCGCATGTCCCAGACTACATTCCGTCAAACGTCCGTGTGATGGAGGGACACCCCTCACTTGACCAGATCTTGCTCCATAGTCCCGACGCTCCGGGAGATCTCTTCTCCTACCAGTTCTACTGGAAAGGCGATGAGAAGGCCCTCAGCGCATGGAACCGGTGGACCATTGCCGGCGGGGCTTCCCCCATAAGCCTCCGTGCCATCGGTCCCTACATGTATTGCGTGTATCACTACGAGTCCGCCAACGGGAATCACGCCTTTCTCGGGCGGTTCAACCTCAAGCGAGGCGACCTACCTGAGGGCATGCCCCACAAGATCCACCTCGATCACCTCCAGAAGGTGAACCCCGTGTACAACTCCATCGAGGACCGGACCTACTTCGTGACCACGTTCCCCTTCGGAGACACCTTAGTGGACCACGACTTCGTGCTCTTGCGGGGCAACGGGTGGAACAACAAGGGCTCCTACCAGACCCGCAACGATGGCTCCTCCCAGATCTTCAAGGGAGTGGGGCTTAACCAAGTCTACATGGAAGGAGACCAGACGGGTGGTGATTGGTGGATCGGGCTCAACTACGAGATGTCCTATCGCTTCTCTGAGCAGTTCTTCTACAAGGACGGACGCCCTCAGCTTCACACCCGTGTGAATATCCGTAGCGTCACCGTCCACTTCGAGGACACCGGGTACTTCCAGGTGCGTACCCAGGTGCGCGGTGCCGATCCCATCGAGGCGGACTACGTGCCGGGGCTCGAGACCTCCTATACGGCTCGCACCGTGGGGGACACCTACTTCCGCCTAAATGCTCCTCAGCTTCAGAGCGGTACCTACCAGTTCCCCATCTTCGGGAGAGCCTCGGACATCTTCTTCGAACTCGCCAACCCGACCCCAATGCCCTCCAACTTCCAATCTGCCGAGTGGAAGGGGCTCATCTCAACGAGGACTCCACGATGATCTCCGATATCTGCGCCCCTACTGATGCCGTTCTTGAGCGAATCATCGACGACATCGAGACCGCCGACGCAGAAGAGCTTCTGGCTGCTTGCCCCGGTAAGTGCCTCAAGCAGATCCTGGAGGAGTCCCGAGCTACGAGCTATGAGTGCTTCGGGTCCGTAAAGGACGGGGAGCTCCTAGGCCTCTTCGGTATCTCCTGCAACTCCCACGAGGGGGAAGTGGGGATACCGTGGGCGGTCTTCACGATCACCGGACGGAAACACCGACGGACGGTCCTGGAGACCTCCCGCCATCTGGTATCGCGGTGGCAGACGCTCCACGAGTGTCTCACCAACATTGTGGATGTGAGGAACGCCCGCGCCATCCGGTGGCTGACATGGCTCGGCTTCGAGTTCATCGATGAGTTCCCCATCGGGGACACCACCTTCAAGCAATTCTTCTGGAGTACCCACAATGTGTGAACCAACCACGATTGTGATGGCTGCTACCCTCGCGGCCTCTGCCTACTCCCTCAATGAGCAACGCAAGACCGCCAAGCGGAATGAGCGGTTTGCTCGAGCCGCTCAGGCAGAGCAAGCGAAGCAAGCCTTCACCAACAGATCAACGGAAGCAAACCAGAGATCCCAGCGGGCTCGGGCCGAACGTGCTCGGCTGCGGGCGATGAGCGCGGAGACCGGCCTCTCCGGAGTCACCACCGACTCGATCCTACGTAACGTTGACTTCCAGGTCGGAAGAGACGTAGCGCGTATCCAGCGGTCGGGAGACTTCGACCAGACCAACTCTCGTTATCGCCTCCAGAGCAACCTCAACCAAATCCAGCAACCCGACTATGTCGGTGCCGCGCTCAACACCGGCCTTGCCCTATACACGGGCTACCGAGATGTCCAGAACGCGGGCAACCCTGCTAATGCCCCCGGAGGCTCCCCATGAGACGACCGACTCGCGAGCGTAAGGAGAAGGTAAGCCTACAAAAGGCCGACCTCGGTGACGTACGCCAAGGTAGTCTGCTCAACCAGAACATCTACTTTGAGCGCGACAACAGTCGCCAGATGACCAACTTCCTGAACAACCTTGCGAGCTTCGCACAAGAGCGGGCCGTAGGTGAGGCCCGAGAGTCAGCCAAAGAACAACGCGCTGCTCTTGAGGCCCAGGCCCAAGCGGACGTAGCTGCCGGCGAGATCGACGATGATCTGCTCGCCAACCAGCAGGTGTACCGCGAGTCGGTCTCCCTCATCCAGGGACACAACGCCGGCCTCGAGGCCCGCGCCAGTATCCTCCAAGACGCCATGCGTGAGGCCGAGATCCAAGGCCCCGGCTTTGACTACAACGCCTACGCAGAGGAACGTGTCCGGGAACTCACCGAGAGCGACGCCTTCCAAGACCCTCAGTTCGCCGCAGCCGCGAGCGAGCAGTTGGGCCTCTTGGAGCAGGAGATCACCTCCGCCGCGGTCAAGCGACAAGCCGAGCTTGAAATCCAGGAAGGAGAGCTCACCGCCCAGCAGGTGGCCTTCACGATGTTCCGAACCGGAACGTGGGACTTCGAAGAGTTCAACGCCCAGACCGAAGAGATCGGACTCACCCCGAGTGAGAAGACCGCAGCCAAAATCGGCGGTGCCATCTCGGCGATGGATCAGGCTAAGTCCCTAGATGACCTCAAGGCCCTCGATGCGCTCATGGAGTCTCTCCCGGAGTCCCAGAAGGCCCAGTACGGGGACGACCTCCAGAAGGCCTATAGGACCGCCGAGCGGCGGCTCTTGGCCGCTGAGGGCAAGCAGAACAACGCCCGGACCCTCGAGGAGATCCTTCGTCGCCGTGCCCTCAAAGAGAGCTACCTCAACGACGAGGTCGGCACCGAGCACTTGTTTGCTGCCCGTGAGTCCGGTCTTCTGAGTGACTCCGAGGTCGAGACCTTGGTCAACCAGCGGATCGACGCCGAGGAAGCCTTCCAGGCCGAAGTGGCCCTCGAACAGGAATACATCGGTGTCATGGAGATGGGCCCGGAGGCTCTCGCTCTGCGTGGCTCCGAGTTCCAGCGAGGCTTCACCGAGTGGTACAACGAGGCCTCAAGAGAGGTCGGCGACCAAGTGATGAGTCTTGCTCTTCAAGCACGTAGCGGGGCCGATCCCGACGGCGTTCGTCAGCAGATCCGAGAGGTTCTCGAAGCAGACGCGCATATCGTCCGCGGTATGCAGGAGCTAGGTATCCGGCCTCCGTGGCTCAAGGGCTACCTTGCGACCGCCAAAGATCCCGCCACCCCGGCTATGGAATCCATCGCTATGGTTACGGAAACGATGGAAGGCATGTTCGGCACGGGCATCCTTGCTGATGTCCCAGACGACGTCAGAGCCAACATCCGGGCCTACCGGAAGCTCACCCAAACGATGAGCCACGAGGAGGCCCAGGCGGTCCTGACGACGCGCTCAGCGAGCCCCGCGGCGTTCACCGCTCGGGTGGTCAAGGCGGACAAGGACTTCCAGAAGGCAGTAGAAGACATCCTCGAGGACAACCCCTCCGGTACGGCTGATGCCGAGGAGTTCACCGACATGGTGACTCGCTACTACGCGATGCACAACGACATGGACTGGGCCCTCGAGCAAGCAGAGGCCGACTGGCAAGACACCACCGTCAAGATCGACGGGAGGACTTGGCGTAGCGCAGACCTACCCACGGGCTTCGCTGAGGTCTACGAGGACAACAAGGACCGCCTCGGTGAACGTCTCGCCCAGGCCGGCGTCATCGGAGAAGGCGATGAGTTCGCGCTTCGACCCGTGCCGGGGCTCGATGGTGAGTTCGAGATTCTCAACGTCACTCAAGGCCTCTGGGGTTCCGCCCCGCAGGGAGGCCGTGTTCGCATGAACACCCAGGAACTCTTCGAGGCGATGGGACGTTTCGAGCTCGAGGACAAGAAAGCCGCTGAAGCCGCCAAGGCCGAGCGCCTCAAGACCCAAGCTCGCTACGCGGACGAAGCCAGAGAGCTCGAACAACAATTCAACGGAGTAATTCGATAAATGACTGACGCCCTTAGTTTCCCCCTCAGGTCCGCTACGGACGCCCCGCGCTCCTCGGTAGCCCTCAGGGATACCCCGGAGGCGGCGGCTGAGGAGAACCTTGAGCCGTCGATGACCTGGGGAGAGCTCTACAACCGACAGGTGGGAGAGAACCACATTGTCCCGAGCCTCTACCGGAAAGCCGGCTACGAAGCCGAGGAGGTCGATACGACCTTCATCGATAACCTCTCTATGGAGCGCGTGGAAGAAGACCTTCAGAAGCTCGGGGTGGAACTCCCCGATCACATGAAGATGTCTCTCTTCCGGGCGCGGAACGAGGGCGACTACTACAACCGCATCGGACGCGCTCAAGAGCGGCAAGAGATGCTCAACGAGATCGAGGCCCAGGGATGGGCTGGCTTCGGGGCGGAGATCGCTTCCTATGCGTCGGACCCTGTGGCCTTTCTCATCGACTCCGCCACCGGCATCGGAACCAAAGGCCGCTTGGCTAAGAGATTCCTCCAGGCGGGTACGGCCTCCACCGCCTCTGAGCTTGCCATCCAGGCGGCTCTCACGGCGGACGGGGAGGGCACCTCTGCAAGCGAGATCTCCATTGGTGTCGGCGCTGCGTTCGTCTTGGGTGGGTCCATCGGTGCCGCCCTTGGTAAGCGCGATAACGGTGCTGAGCTCATGCGCCAGTTCGAGGTCGTGGAAAACGAGAACCTTGCCGAGGAAGCCCTTGAAGGCACCGTCGGTAGGATCGACGATGGCGTAGGTGCACAGCGCTCCGCCGTGATCCTCGACGACGACACCAACCCTCTCGACGCAATCCGCATGGAAGGCCGAGACGAGGTGGAGTTCCGAGAGACCCCCGGCAGGGGGCGCTTGGGCCGGCTCAAGGATAACCTCGTCCAGAAGGCCCGCATCGACAACTCCCGTCAAATCGAACGCAACGCCAAGGACAACGTCGCCGCCCATTGGCTCAGGGACAAGCTCTTCCCCAGCTTCATCACGCGGGACAAGACCCAAACGAACCACATGTCCGCGGTGGAGTGGGCGAACCAGTTCGTCGGCGAAGAAGAGCGGGCGCTCAAGTCCACCATCAACGGACTCTACTCATCCTGGGAGGCCTCAACGCGAGGCATCAAGGGTGTCGGCGGGTTCGCCAGCAAGACCTTCCGGGGTGGCAAGCACCTTGATATGCGGGAGGACTTCAACGAAGCCGTCGGGGAGGTAATGCAGCGCCGCATGGAGCTCGAAGACCAAAGGAACGGCCAGATCCGCTCCCTTCGGGCAGACGCTGTTGCTCGCGGTGTGGACCCCGACTCGATTGAGCTTCCGCCGATGCCGGAGTTCGACGGTGCCGGATTTGCTCCAGAGATCGTCCAAGCAGCAGATGAGTACTTCAAGGGTTACCAGCGAATGGATGGTCAACTCCAAGAGCGGGGCATCCGAATGGTCCGCGACGACGCAGAGGTCAATCTGGAGATCGAGCGGTACTACAACGAGCGGGCCGAGATGGAAGAGGCTGAGTTGCTCCAGCAGTATCGGGATGCCGTCGGCGACCAGAACGCAGAGCCCACTCAGACGGATGTAATGCTCCGTCAGGCGGAGATCGAGGAGGTGGCTTACAAAGCTGAGGTCGATTACCTCATCGATAACCTCAATCCAGCTTCGGGCAAGTTAACTCCTGCCAACAAGAAGTTCCTGCGGGATCTCTTCTCAGGCGTAAAGACTCCGTCTGCCCAACGTCTTAAGAACGGCATCAAGCTCTACCTTGATGTAGCCGGAGATGTGGAGTTCGGCGAGGGCTTCATGACGAGCGTCGATGACTACCTCAGTCAATGGGGTGGGGCGATCACCAAGGACAACATCTATGAGATGGCGGAAGACCTCCGTCTTGGCTTCCGAGGACTGATGGACGACGACGGACTCATCGCGGCGCGTAAGGCTGCGGGTGAAGCCGAGGTTGGAAACAACCCGTTCCTCTCCATAAGCGACCGAGGCGAGGTGCTTGCCCGTGATCTCCGCGACGGCATCAAGTCACCCCTACGTGACAAGGCCCTCCGGGCCAGGGTCGAGGCGGGCGTCCCCAAGCGTTCGCTCTACATGCCTCGCCGGCTCTCCCGTCGTCGAGCAAAGAAGTTCCTCAACGAGACCGGCCAGAGCCGTGAGCTCATCGAGGAGCTCGTAGAGAACGCTCTGCGGGCTGGCCGA